ATGGGTTATTTATACCTTGACCTTTGTAGTTGTGAATCTACCAGTAAAGGATGTGGACGAGGTTGCTGCACTAGATTTTGTAAGCGTGATATTAACGTTAGTACCAGCAACAGCAATTGATGCATCAACTAGGTCGTTATCAGATGTTACTGAGTTTGTTACGGTGGCATGTGCAGTAGTTCCTGCTGCAGCACATATAGATGTAATCTCCAACATATGAACTTTACCATCGTTACTTTCTATAGTTACTAATGTCTTCGCACCTTTGAATGTTGTCTTATTAAATTGTGTGATAGCAGTGTTAGCAGTAAATGATGTTAACTGTCCACCCTCTACTCTACAGTCATCAAGTTCAACAAAATCAGCAGTAGAATCAAAGACTGTTAGGTAACTTTCTGTACCACCGTTCCATCCTCTGTTGATTTTCCATGCTGCCTGTGCACCGTTAGCATCCAAACTAACGAAAGGTTTGGAATCTAATTGAGTTACATAATCTTGCTGAATAACATCAAGTCTTGCAAATGGACTCTTAGTGCTTGAGAGTGCTGTAACTGGGAAAGTGACATCATTTGCAGGAGTAGCACCACCAAGTAAGTCACCACCAATTGTAATGATTTCTCCAGTTTCATAGTTACTACCGCCAGTTGCGATGTTTATTTGGTCTATGTTTCCACTTCCATTAGTGGTGACATTGAATGTTGCTCCTGTACCTTCAAACTGACCAGTTGATACCACACCGTTATATGTTTGTGATACACCATAAGCACCAGTGCTTGATGTCTCAGTTCCAATCGTTGCTATTGTACCTTGTGTAGGAACTCCTCTTAGTCTTAGTCCGTTAGCAACTTCAAAGTCTTTCTTAGACCTAAAGGATGCTATGTTAGCACCTTGGAATGTAACTGAGAATGGGTTACCAGCAGCGGTTCCGTTAAAGATTGCTGTGCCAGGTACGTCAAATTGTTTTGCATTCTTAAGAGTAAACTTATCTTTATCAAGTGATAAGCAATTAACACCTTGAGCAAAGAACTCAAATGTATCTTCGTCAGCGTTTGGTGAAGACTCAGTTAATATGTAAGTATCTTGGTCAACGTCACGAACACCACCTAGAGATACAAAGTCATTTCCATTGTATCCTTCAAACTGTTGTTGTGTGCTGTTGAATCTAATTGCACCCGCAAGTCTATCTACGGTGCTTGGTCTTTGGTTAGTTGTACCAGATGGAATTATAAATGCACCTGTACTGTTAACCCAAACACTCTTTCCTCCTGCTGGTTTCAATACAAGACCTTGACCTTGGGTGTCAGTAACAGTAACAGTGTTTCCAGAACCACCACCGATTGCTCCTGAGTCAAGTGTTATTGTATCACCAATGTAGTAGTTAGAACCTCTAGCAGATGCTGTTGGAACTACAGATGTAATTGCACCTCCAGAAACTACAACTGTAAATGTTGCTCCAGTACCCTTTCCGTTTGATGTAGATGTTACGCTACTGTAACTACCGTTTGTATATCCAGACCCAGTTCCTGTAACTGTACATGTAACAACCTCACCAAATGATGATGTTCCACCTGTATCAGAGTTATTGATTGTGCTTCTTTGAATCTTTAATGCACCATCAACTTCTAAGTTACCCTTAATATCAGTATCACCAGTTAAACTGTTTATACTAAACTGCTCTGTGGTTCCATCAGTTACTGAGAATAATATATCTGTACCACCTTTTAGAACAAGATTACCAGTTCCTTTTGGTGTAAAAGTAATATCAATGTTTTGGTCAGCACCTACAGCACTAATTTCAGTAGCATTGTTTATTGATAAGGCAGATTGTACAGTACCTATAACTGTTGTTTCTGTAGCAGGGTCAACCTTAAAGTAAGGATTTGTTGCACCTAGTAATGAATCTACAGTTAAAGGTGTAGCAGTATCAATAACTGCACCTAATCTAATTTTTTGTACACCCGCTACAGAGAAACTAAATTCGTTAGCAGCAGACCTGTAGAAACCAGTTGTATCTTCTGATGCTAGAACAAGAGTTGGTGCAGCAGCTGTACCACTCTGTAATTTTACCTTAGCATTGTCAACAAAGTTAGTTGCACCATTTGCAGTCAAGTCACCGTTAAGAGTTGTCAATCCTCCTACAGTTAATGTTGTACTGAAACTTGCTCCTGCCTGTCCAGTCAAGTCTCCTCGTAATGTTGCAGTACCAGTTGTTAATGTATCATTGGATAATGTACTTGTTGTTGATGCTCCAGAACCACAAGTTAGAATACCAGTTTCTGAGAATCCATATTCTGCAGATTTTAAAGAACCATCTGCAGCAATCGTTGTAACCTCAGAAGTATCAATGGTATTTGCTTTTAATGCAAAGTTACTACCATTATCACCTAAACCATTGAAGTTTGTGGTATCAAATACTATGTCTTGTCCTTGGAAGAATGCAGAACCACCAGATGATAATACTGCAGAGAATATATAACCTACCTTAGTAACAGTAAACTGGAATCCAGAACCTCCACCAGAACCTACGTCAGCATCATCAACAGTAAGAACGTCACCTACAGTATATCCACTACCTGATGATACAATGTCAGTTACTGAACTAATACTTGTATCGTTAGCACTTACAGTAAATGTAAATCCAGTTGTGTTTCCTATTAATGATGAGTTTCCAACTTTAACTACGTCTCCTGCCTTCCAACCAGTTCCTTGTCCACCAGTTGAGAATGCAACAGCAGTAACTGCACCACCGCCACCAACAGTAACATCTATTTGTCCACCAACACCATATACACCAGCAGCACCAGTTGTAATTGTGATGTAGGAACTCTCAGACATAGACTGTCCGTGACTTGTACATGTATAGTAAACAGTGCCTGTGCTTGTAGGTGCGTTTTGTAGAACAACAAAGTCTACAAATGCTCCTGCAGTACCTGGCGTTCCATATTCTCTGATAGCATAGTTTGCAGTATCTGCTAATGTAATAGCATCAAATGATATTGGGTGATTTGTATTACTACTATCAGACATATCCATACGATATGTGTTACCCCTTACAAAGGTCAAAGCTGGTGCTTCTTGTGGACCTGATCCTGTGTCTATGAAATATCTGTATGTCTCAACGGGTGCTTGTACTAAACTTCCACTACCACCAGATGTAAAGTTGACTGTCTCACCCTGTTGGAAAGGTCCGTTTGCTAATGATGAGATAACATAGTATGCAAACTGTCCTGCACTATCGACATAAGATACAGTTGCAGTAGCACCTGATGTTGCACCAGTTGCTGTGTCGCCAACTGCAGCAGTTCCAGTTATTCCTCCAGTAGAATCAAATTCTAATAGTCCACGGTTTTGTACCGTTACTGGATATGTTGCTGCAGGAGAATTTGGGTATATGTCTATTTGTTGATATGTTCCTTCTGTACCACCTGTACCAGCAGTAGTGATTGTTCCAGATAATCCAGCAACTGTTAGAGTTGCAGTAGCACCCGTTCCTGTTCCGCCATTTAAAGTTACGTTCTGATAAGTTCCAACTGCATATCCAGAACCACCAGATAAAATATTACCACCAAAAGGTAGGACAGTAATACTTGCCTGTGCTCCAGAACCAGAACCACCATTGATTTGGACTGTTGGTGCGGTTGAATATCCTTCACCACCAGATGTCAATGTAATCTCTGATACCTGACCTAATTCTGTGTCTAGAGTTGCACTAGCAACTGCAGCGTTAGTATTTGCTCCAACAAAACTTACTTGAGGTGTCTGTGAATATCCATATCCTGCACCAGTTAATGTAACACTTGCAACAGCATAAGTCATGTTTGCAACTGTCGCAGCTGCTCCAGAACCATTAGGGTCGTTAGTGTTTGCAGTGATTACTAGTGATGGTGTGGTAGAAAATACCGCAGTACCAGTTGTTTGTATTGACCTTACTTCACTACCAAGGTTTACAGTAATTGATGCGTCTGTAATTCCAGCACCTGTCTCACTGATTGTAAGAGTTGGTGCAGCACCAGTTACATATCCAGAACCTCTGTTTGTAATAGTGATTGCACTAATGTAACCACTTGTCACTGTTGCTGTTGCGGTGGCAGTTATACCAACAAGGTTGTGTATTTCATTTGGAGTTGCAGCAGCAGTTAATGATATTGGAGAACCACCAGATGTTGCTGATAACTGTAAAGTATTATTTGTTGTATCTCTGTTTACAATATAATAAGTGTTACCATTAACAAGACCATTTAAGTCTGAGTTACCATTATTATCGTAAGTACATGCATCGCCATTTACAAAATCAGATTGAGTAAATGTGATTGTGTTTGCTGCTGTAGATATAGCAGAGTTAGCATCAAATGCTTTTGCTGGAGGTGCACTTAGAGTTAAGTTTGGTGAACTGTATCCAGAACCACCACTTACTATAATAAGAGATGCAACTCTTGCACCTGTACCTAAACTAACAATGAAACTTACGTTACCTGTGACAGGAGTTATGTTAGTTGTGACGTCAGGTGTTTGGATGTATAAACCATTACCTTCATTAGTAACATTAACTACACCAATAGAACCATTAGCTGCTAATGTAGCAGTCGCTGTTGCAACTTGGTCTGGGTTTGATAGTAAAGGAGCGTTGTATTGCCCTGCATCGTATGCTGTACCCTCATTAACAATAGTAAGTCCAGTTGTAAGGTTTAATGCCTTTTTGTTTATCGCAAAGTTTTTGTTGGAGAAAATACCATAAGAGGAGAAACCCGCTTGTGTATACGAACCAACTGTAAATGCACAAGATGAGTTACCTGTACCTAGAATAGATGCTAGTCTATTAGATGCAAAGTATATGTTCTCAGGTGCAACTACCTGACCATTAAGAGTAATATCCTCATCACCAGCTGGGTCAAGGATTATCTTACCAGAAGTAGATGTTAAACTGTTACCAGCAAGACGTAAGTTACCTGTCTCAACGTATGCAGGATATATGTTTGTAGTACCTGTCTCATCACTTAATGTAATGTTTGCAGCTGACTGAGCTGATGATGTTGCTTGGAATTGAACATTACCAGTTTCTTGGTCTACTGTAAATGCATCACCTACACGGAAGTCACCGTCTTGGTCTGTAGATGAATATAGAACTTTACCACTATTAAGTTCTTCTACCTCATTTGCTTGTACTGCTAGAGATGGGTCATTGGTAAAGTCAGGACCTGCTCCAACATAACCAAAGTTATGTGCAGTTAAAATTAGTTTTGTACCAGCACCGTCTGCCTGTACACCTTTATTACCGTATACACATGCAGATGCAACTGAACGCATCTCTGCACCAAATGCAGAATAATCTGCAGTGGTTACAACAGTAGCAGAGTCACCACCACTAGAACGGATGTCACTGGTTCCACCAGAACTATCTGTAAAAATTGTAGTAGCATCATTACCACCACCATGTAATAGTAATACAGTAAAGAGGTCTGATGTGAACTCACTAGTTGTAGGAGTAAAGTTACCAGAGTATGAACCTTGTGCTTTCTTGATTCTTACTTCATCAATATGACCGTTGAATGCTTCAGCAGGAGATGTTGTGTCATAGTTAGAACCAATGACAACAGGTTTTGTGTCACCGTAATTATTTGTGTCAGTGTAACTAGAACCTAACTCTGTACCATCTAAGAATAATCTTGTAACACCATTACTTCTAGAAACAGCAACGTGATACCATGTATTAACAGATAATGTTCCACCATTGATTTGAGATGTATTTCCTACAGCATATCTTAGTGCTGTACCATCCATGTATACAGTTGGTGCTGTATCGGTAGCAGAAGCGTTTCTAAGGTCGAAGATACGCTGTGTACCTGTCACACTAGCAGGACGTATAAATGCCTCTAAAGTCCAGTTTGCAGTACCAAATCCAAAGTCTGCATTAGTAGGAACTTGTAAGTTATCCTGAGTACCGTCAAAGATGATAGATGAACCACTAAACTTGCTCTGTCCAGTATCAATCTGTGTGTCACCAAATCTACTTAATGTCTTTGCTGGTTTAGTTGTGGATACAAACTCTCCAGTGCCCTTACCTGTAATATAAACGTATGTACCATCGTTAGATGCTACAACACCACGACCAACTGCTTTCTTGTAAGTTACGTTGCCCGCTGCAATAGTTCCTGATGAACTATCAGTATATGTAAATGTATTATTGTCTACCTTTGTAATCTGATAGAAGTTATCTGTAGCACCACCACTGATATGGTCTGCATAGATGTAATCGTTAGATACTAAACCATGTGCAGTACGAGTCAGTGTAACTGTTGTTCCTGCTCTTGCATACGTTCCTGACTGGAAACCATCTTCTAACTGATATGTAACTTCATTAGTGGAGAATGTTCCACTAGTTCCACCTAGTTTTAATCTTGTTTGTCCTGTGCCATATTTACCTGTAGCACCTTGAACTGCCTGTACACCAATAGAAGCAAAGTAGTTGAAGCAGTTTAACCACTCAACTCTTATACCATTGGTCATGTATAATCCGACACTACCAGGTGTAATAAATGTACACTCGTTGAATAGTACGGATGCGTTTAATGAATTAGAGTCTACATTGGCACCATCTAGTTTTGCACCTCTACCAGCATCACCCTGCGAGAATCCATAAGGGTCACTACTAGAAACTACACTACCTTTTGTCGAGACTGTAACTCTTTCTACATATGGACTTGTAGTAGAGTCCATTGATGAACCAATAACAAAACCGTATCCAGTGTCAGCACCACTAGCATACAAGAAATCCTTTAATGTAAAATCGGAGACATGGCAATCTCCATTTAATACTATCGCATTATTACTCTGCGTAGCATTGGTTGGTTTTATAATTGTCGAACGTAAATTAGTACCACGAACGGTTACACCGTCAGGTATTGTAATTGGAAATACTTCTTGATATTCGCCAGGTGCAATGACTACAGTATCACCAGAACTACACTTAGTAAGTGCCTTTGTAATCGTTAGAAATGGTGTATCTGGATGTTTACCATTATTACCACCATTACCTAGCAAGTCATTATCTGAACCTACCGTTGCAACATAAAATGTCTTACCCTGACCATTTGTAATGTCAGCATTAAGCATCGCAGTGGTGATTTCACCGACTGCGGGTTCAGCGTTAGCGACTTCAACAATATTTGAACCGTCTCTAACATATATTTTTTTGTCTGCGGTATTTACCGCAACTTCTCCATCAAGGAGTGTCGAAGTCGTCGGAGCTGCTGACGCTGTGCTCGACCTCTTCAGTTTGATTCTCGTTGCCATCTAAAGCAGTCTCATTAGGATTTTGTTCGGTTATAGTATTTAACTGTGCTTGCAAATCAGCGATTTGAGCTTCCAGCATCACATTTGTTAAAGTCAGGTCAGAGATTTTTTTCTGTAATGTGTTAATAACAATTTGTACGTTCATGTTTAATTAAGGATCAAAATGTTCCACCATCGAGGGTATTACTCCATACAGGTACGCCAGCCGCTGTGACTGTTAATACTTGGAATGAAGTTGTAGCATCATCGCCTGTGCCAGGTGATGCCATGTTAGCAGCAGAGGTTACTTGTAATGCACCAGCGTTGTTTCCGTATACAATACCGTTTTGTACAAATTGACTTGCACCTGTACCACCGAATTGTACTTCTAAGTCAGTATCTAACTCAAGGTCACCTAGTACAACTGTACCACGGTTACCATTTACTCCGAAAACTGTTCCTGTATCGGTTGCATCTTCAATGAATGTCCATGCACCGTTACCATCTGCACCTCCAGTTCTATCATAACCGAAGAATCCAAATTTAGCAGCAGCACCAGTGTAGTAGTGAACTTTAACACCACGGTCAAGTGCGTCGTTGCTTGATCTTGTTACGGTTAATTGAGTACCAGATGCAATGATTGCATTAGTTGCTTGTGATAATGTAAGTGTCTTAGTACCAGTGTTGATACTTGAAATTGTTGTGCCACCAGCGATTCCAGATGCAGCAGTGATTGCGTCTCCTGCAGCAATTCCTGTAACCTTGTCAACAACGATTGTAGTTGAACCACTAGAAGTAGAACCATCAGATGATAATACTGTTGTTGGGTCTCCTAATTCGATTGTTGGGTCGTTAACAGACATTGATGCACTGTTAACAGTTGTGGTTGTACCATCAATTTGTAGATCACCTTTAATAATAACTAGACCTTCTGCGTCTCCCCCAGCTGGAAATGGGTCAATAATCATCTCTGTACCAGAGGTAGTAGAGATTACATTACCGTCCAGTTTCAAACTGTCGATTGTGAATTGTCCTGTTTGAGCAATATCAGCATTGATATTGGTCGTTCCGTTGAATGTGACGCCATTAGAAAATACAGTGGTAGAGTTAACAGTCAGACTGTCGCCACCCGCATCACCAACTGTAGCATCTCCTTCAACGAGAAGAGACCCAACAGAAGCTTTGCCAGCGATACCCGCTCCACCAACGACTTGTAATGCCCCAGATGTGCTATTTGTTGAAGCAGTAGTATCGGAAATTTTAATGGAAACTCCATTATCGTACTCCCAATCTGCTCCATCTACTCTTACTTTGTCTAGAGTAGTTTCATCATAACGAATGCCACCGTCTTTATTAGTACCGAAGTACAAACGCATGTCATCTTGGATACGTAAATCAGGAGAACCAGCTGCTCTCTTGATGTCCAATGCTGCATCACCGTCTGTAAAGACTAGTTCTACATCACCAGTTGTACCAAACTCAAGTTCTTGCCCGTCTTCTATGACGAGTTTTCCAGTGCCATTGGCACGGAAGATCAAGTCTGCGTCAGTGGTCGAGGTTGTTATGACATTTGCATTAAGAGTAATGTCGTCAACGTTCCACTGATCTATTTTTGAATTACTGTCAACTATGACAGATGAGTCAGCTGTAAGTGTCCCATGAACATGGTCTAGCATGTCCATAAAATATCTACCACCTACAACCTGTGCAGCACCGTTATTGTCCCCTATGAACAAACGGTCACCACTATTTGCTTGCGTTCCGTTCGCACCAGTCGTAATGGCTAATTCACCAAAGGTAATTGTGCCTGGTGCAACAGAACCCGTACTCCTTTTAATTAGGATATTTGATGCCATTAGAAGCTACCTCCATTAATTGTTACGTTGCTCAAAACGTTTGTTGCTACAAATTTTGTATTAGTCCCGTCATATACAAGAATAGATCCATTCGCTAATCCACCTTGCGATGTATCCGTCAAATCTACGTCTGACAGACCTCCTAGTGAACCACCACCGCCACCAGCAGCGACACGTGTAACTTTTGGAACCGATTGATCCCCGAATCTTAACCTTGCCATTAGAGTGTTACTCCTTCAAGTACGCTTACAGAACCTTCTAATACTCTGGTTTTTTGACCAGTAGTAGAAGTAATAACGACATCATATACATATCTCCCTGCCTTCATTGCAGTCGTAACAGAGTTACCAAGAGATAATTGGATTTGTCCAGAAGTAGCTGGTGACAATATTGCACCTGTTACTGTTGTGGACGTACTACTTGTGTAGTGTTTTTTTATCTTACATGCAACTGTGTAACCAGACAGGTCAAACAACGTACCGTTATCATTCTCGATTGTGAAATCGGTAACAAAATCAGCACCCTGATAAATTATTAAATTTGATATAGCAGATGCCATAAGACAATAGTATTCCTATATTATTTAGCTTAGGATTATTTATGGTCTTTGGACACTAACCCCCTTACTATTTCTTTAAGTTCATCAAGTTCTGCTTTCACTTCTTCTAACTCTCTATCCTTCTTCTTTGCAGCAGCACGTGCTTTCTTATACGCCTCATACCCAGTAGAGTCCGTATTCACTATCGCATTAGACTTTGGGTCTCTACCTAGAGTAGTATGACCCTCTACAGGAATTAACTCCGTCATGCTAGAGCAATTCCTCTAAAGTCTCTAACTCTAGGTATGTATGGTTGGTCATAACCGAGTAGACTGATTTTAATTTGGAATCCATCAAACTCATCTGTATCCTCTACGGTATACTCATAATCTGTAAATGTTTCCAAATCATTCTGTGGAATTAATCTTCCGATGTCTGGTACACCTGTACTATTAAAGTATCTAAATTCTAGTTCATCTAGGTTTCCAGCAAAACCAACAGGAACCAACTTAAACATCACGACAATCTTAGACTGTTCAAAGGTATTTGCAGCAAGCATAACCTTAAGTCCAGTAGCACTCTTCTCTAGTTGTGCAACCTTAGTGATGTAGTTACCCGCACACTCTCCACCGATACCAGCAGTAGGTTCGATGTTGTTGTATTGGTTAGCATGTGTAATGATTGAACATCTAGTCAAATCAATTACAGGTGATAAGTGTGATACCTCAGATGAGAGGTTCAACTCCATAGTAAATGACTTGGTGCTGTTCATTCTGTTGATTTCATTCAATTCATTGGCAATCACCTTAGTATTAGTGAAGTAGTTCTCTTCTCCAATAGTGATGTCCTCATATATTGTATCTTTAATGAATGATGTCTCTGCAGTCGTTCCAGCAGGGAAAGGTCCGCAAGAGGTTCCAGATGTTCCTAGTGCTCTAGCAACCATGCTAGTTCTAGGTTCTAGTTGACTCTGTATCTGTGGTGTAAGAGCATCCCATGGAACGTTCTGTGATACAACCACGTTTGTACCACCACCAGTAATACCAGATGTGGCAGTCTTATTTGTAATCTTAAGATTATAACTATGAGGACTGTTGAGTGATATAAGTCCACCAGTTGTAGAATTATGAGTCGTATTGATTAATGTAAGAGGTATGCCATCAAAGTTATAGCATTCTACTACTGCGTTGTTTGCATGTGCAAATCCAGTACCAGAACCTGATGTACCATTGTGATTTCTACCAGATGAGTTGATTGTGATAACGTTACCACTAATACCTTCGTATGCAATTATCTCATCGCCACTACCGTCTTCTTGTGTACCACGTATTCTGATGAATCCTAAGTTAGATGAACTAACAGCAGAACCACCGATTGTTGTATGGAACTGAGAAGCATCTGTGACAGTCAATGATGTAGATGTAGTATCAAATCCACCACCCATGTTTATTGTGGTGTCTGCTACCTCAGAGATAACCCCTGACATCTTGACATAGTTTAGTCCAGACTGCATACCATGATTACTATGGAATACTCTAATTTCATCACTACCTGAAGTTGTCCTTAGTGTATTAGGTGCAAGGTTCAGGAATCCACCATTTTGCTCACCAAGTTGTGCGTTCTCTAGCATAAGTCTACTAGGTGCTGCTGTCGTTGGTAGTGTAAAGTCTGCTCTGTAAATCTTGAACATCAAGTCTTCATACTGTGATGGTGTCCAAGTAGATGCGTTCTGTGACTTGAATAGTACACCGATGTATGGTTGCTCAGAAATTTTCTCTCCCTGATGTGCTGCATCAATAGCATCCTTACCTAGTAATGATATGAATACCTTATACTGATTAGAGTCTGATGTTAATATCATCGCATGCTCTGTTCTGTATGGTATGAATACAGGTGCTTTAAATGTGAACGTTGTGGGTTTGGACGCATCTGATGATGTGAATACGTCTGCTGCCTGTTTAACTACCTTAGAGAAAGGTAGAATTGTTTGTGTAGGTGTACCGTTTTCTACAGTTCTGATGTCTAGTGCTACAGGAATCTCTTCATCCTTAGTAAAGAAGAATAGGTCAATCTTAGTTAAGAATACACCACCTTCTAGAGAAGAATCTTCGATAAGGAAGGTTTGTGCTAATGGGTCACAGTATCTTGTTTCATTTACTGATGTAGATGATACATTGACTAATGTTCTTGCATCAAACTGGTCTTCCGATGTAACTCTTGCATTTCTTACAGAGATGATTGTCTCTTGAGTTGTCTGTAAAAGACCTGATGATACAAATTCTGCTTCACCATTACTATCTGATACACCAACAGTTCTGTTATTGGTTTCTGAATCAGTTAGTCTGAATAGTTTTGTACCTGTCTTAAATTTAAGATTACCAGCAGTGTTAGGTGCATCTATAAAGAATGAACCTCTAAGATTACCTTGCTTGTCAGTAATCATATCTTTGTTAGATACTTTTGCTACTGCACCACTAGTTTCTCCTACTAAGTAGTCGTTTAATTTGGGAGAACCATAGTAACTACCTTTAACTTGGTCTGCAAGTGACTTAGTATCAATGTTGATAAACCCTAGGTTAGATGTATAGTCATTTGTAGCACTAATATCTGTACCATCAAGAGGGTTGATTTGCATGTTCTCATTAGGTGCTGCAACTCTTGCTTTGAATCTAAACTTACCGTTGCTCTTCTTGACATGTACAGTCTCACCAATCTGGAAAGGTATACTGTTTGTTTGTGCATCACTAGATGGGTCTTTAATCAATCCCATTATCTTAGGAGTGATAAGTTTCTTAGGTAATGCGATACCATCAAAGAAAGCAAAGAATTTTGTTCTTGGTTTTAGTTTCTGACAAGTAAACTCAATATTTCTAGAACGCATAAATTGGATATGCTCTACAGATACAACTCTACTTCCTAGTGACTGCTGTTCAATAACAGGAGTAACTCTGTACCTTATACCTGTCCTTGTTTGCTTTGTAGTAGTTGTTGTAGTAGTGGTAATAGTTCTGTCACGTCTGTTTCTTCTCTTACCATGTCTTCTCCATGCACCAACTTGTCTTGTGGTGTTTGAACCAGTCCATGTTGTCTTCCATGAGTTCCACTGTATAGGTGAGAATCCATTTTGGTCTGCATTGTATTCTCTAACTGTAGTTAAGAAGTTACCTTCTACAACAGGACCTTGAAGAGGATTGAGTGATGTTGTATCAATCCAGTTATCTGACTCAGGATACAACTCAATGTCACCAACATAAGTGAAGACGTTAAATGGGTTAACGTTCTCTACTGCTGATGCATATGGTTGGTCAATAAGAACCTCTGATGTGTAAGGCAGTGTTATGATGTCATCTGTCTGTTGTACATTCTGTGACGCTGTACTATATGATAGAGGGACTTGTGTTGTGTAGTGTGCTGGTCTTAAATAACCTTCTTCAAAATCTGTAGATACTCTGTAATCAGGATGTAATGTATCTGCAGTAGCAAGACTTGCAAAGTTATCAACTATAAAACCATTTTTGAATCTGCTAAGACCACTAGTGTCTCTAATCTCCATGCTTGCTGTCTCGCCTTCAAGCAATGATAGTTGTGTATAGTATTCTAATGTCTTAATTCTATCTTCTAGATATTGGATATCACGGAAGGTATATCTCTTGTAATTTGTCTCCTCAATACTGACATCTTGTTCTACATCAAAAACGTATGCATTATATGTCAAGGTAGCAAGTAGCATTGCATCCTCAATATCTTCTGGAGCTTGAGGTCTAGTAGATGGAGCACCCTTTACTATTTGTATAACGCTATCTCTACTCATAAAGATTTTATCAATACGAGGTAGGTAGTATTGTAGACTAAGAATAGTGCTATCACCAAGACCAGGCAATCCAGTTTCGTTTCCTGTAAATGCTCTGTTGTTAAAATCAAAATACTTAGTTCCACTAAGTGTAAATGGTGATGCTTGAGAACCAGAACCTGTCAATGACTCAGGAACTATTGGTCTATAGTCAATTACATCTCTAAGTTCTACGTTAGTGTAAGATGGTATAATTTTATACTCTGATGTAGGGTATGAGTCTACTGTATAAGGACTTGTACCATTAGTTGTAAGGAATCTATCGAAGATAACAATTATCTTATGTGTAGGAGGAGCGAATCCTGCTTTTCTTACAATTCTAGAATAATCATAGAACTGGTCTCTCTGACCATCATCTAAATCAAATGAACTTGTTATATCTGTAGAACCTTTTGTAATACCACCAGTAGAAATCTTTAATGTTGCATTAGGTGCAGTGATTGTCTCACCTTCTGTAAACTGGTCATCTTCTATGGGTACGAAATACACATAGTTACTTGTAGTAGAAACTATCCTTGCTCTAGAACCAGAACTGTCACCTGTGATGACGTCATCTA